AATAAGTATGTAAAGAAGAACGAAGAAAACTTTACACGCTTTGAAACTCTTGTAAAGAAAGATAAACTTCCTTCATCTAAGTTAACCCCAGATTACGTAGAGCAAAATGGATATGACATCCCTAGTGAAAGTATAGACTATGCTATGAGCAACGCTGTACTCAATGTAATCCCTGGTGACATCCGTCAAGATGTTACTCTAAACTTTGGGCGTGCATTAAAGGTAGGTGGCGTAGGTGTTCTTTCTACACGTGGTAAGGATGTAGCTACAAACAAATCTAATCAAAGCCTTAGCGAAGACCCTCTAGAGTTTTATGTTGCTTCTAAGTATACCTATCAAAAAGGATTTACACCTAGTGAGCTTCAAGCATATGTTCAAGATGTATTAGGTCCAGACTTTGAGGTAGAAAAATATAGTAAGCTATCTGGTCCAGCGGTAATCATTAAACGTATTGATAATACTCAAGACTTAGAATCTAAGTTTGTATTCCAAAATGAAGGAAAGCTAAAAGCTAAGAAGAGACTTAACGTATCTAACATTGGGTTTGTATCTAATAGTGTTGCTTCATACATAGAGTCTTCACTAAAAAACCAGAAATTAGATGTAGACTTTCCCTATATAAACCATTCTAAAAGAAGTATATATAAATATATATGGGCTAGAAAAGGAAGATTAAACCAAAGAGTAATTGCCCTTCGTGTATCGGATCACCCACAACGTGAGCGCGGAAGTATATACATGTCAGAGGCATTTAGAAAGCCAACTGTAGGAGACCCATTCTTTAAGCAATTTAAAAAAGATGCTGGTTTTGACGCTCCTTCGGATGTCATGATATTTAACATATATGACTCCAATTCTTATGGTTTAGCTATGAGAAAACTAGAAGAAGAGGGTCTTGTTCCTGCGGGAGCTAGAAACTTTATACTATCACGTAAGGCTATGCTAGAGGGCTTCATTGATTCATTTGCATCTCTACCAGAAGAAGGACGCGAGAAGGCTTTTGAAAACATGATTTATGATCTTGGTTTTGATAGAGCAACGGCTAAAGAATTTACTAAGCAAGTTTCTAATGAATTTGGGAAAGAGACTTCTACTTCTCCACAGTTCGGTAGAGTTGTTATGGCTAACATCTTCCAAGCATCCAAAAAGAATAATAACGTACTGCTAAATAAATTCTTCGGTGACATTGAAGAGTCTTTACGTGCGGGTAAGGACTTGCAAGATGTCATGGATAAGTACCTAGAAGACATTAAGAAAGGTGCTACAAAGGAAGAAGTATCGGTTAGAATGCAAAAGGTACTACGTGGTCTAGAAAAATCGTATATAGATCGCCAAAGCAATGTGAAGAGACTTGTAGGCGAAGCCAATATGGAAGCAGTAGAAGACCTTATAATTACAAGGTCAGGTGCTGGAGCATGGTCTAAGGTGCAGTTCAATAAGTTTGAAAAAGAAATATACTCTGGCTTAAATAGTGAGCAACTAGAAGGATTAGATAAGTTAATCTTTGCTATGCGAGTCATTCAAGTTGATAGCAATTTTGACTCAAGAGAAAAAGAAAGACCTAGCCATCCTCTAGGGTTTACAAAAGAAAAAGCTGAGGCTTCTATTAAGGCATTGAAATTTGAGCTAGGTTCGGAAATGGTAAATGAACTAGAACGTAGAGCTAATGTATACTTTGAATCTATGCGTTCTTTATTTGAAGAAGCATACGAAGAGGGTCTAGTTACAACAGAAGCATACGAAGCCCTTAAAAACGATAACTACTCTCCACGTAAGTTCTTAAACTTTGTTCTTAATCCAGAAGACGGGACGTTTAAAAACTCTGATAGTAGTAGCAAGGATTTCTTGGCTGAGTTAAAAGGAGGTTCTGAAGGTTCTCTTATTATGGACTCTAGGTACTTACTACAAGTGCATACTAGAAACACTCAAAACAAGATATTCTACAACCGAATGGTTTTCAATCTTGCCGACCAAATTGAAGGAAAAGATTTAGATTGGATTATGCCTTCTAATGTTAAGGACGTAGAAATAGGAGAGGCTATTGATTTATCTGAACCAGGTGAAGAGTCATTCATGTATCAGCCTACTGAAGAGAAAGTTGCTAAACCCGAAAAAGGATACAAGAATTTATATTACTTCCAAGGGGGTAAGTTGAAAGCACTACAAATCAAAGAAGAGTATTACGAAGAACTGCTAGACCTTGAAGTACTAGCCAAAAGTTCAAGTAGCTTTGGTAGAGGTGCAGAAAGAACACTTGGTGCATTGAACTCTGTGTTAAGGTTTAATGCTACGGGTGCAGGTAACCCATTATTCTTTATGAAAGATTTCTTCCGTAACTGGTTGTATGCAATCTTCCGTAGTGATGTTTATGGTCGTTCAAGCTTTACTGTTTCTTCTGCCTTGATGATGAAGGATTTATACTCAGCTACAAAAGACAAGGTTCTTGGACGTAAAGACTATATTGATTTAGCAAAGCATGGTGGGTTAATGGATTTCTTAGCCATTGAATCCTCTCCATACAAGAATCTAGTATATCGTAAGGGTGATTCTCTAGGGTTCGTTAAAAGAGGTATTCAAAAAACCACTACTGGGCTTACATATCTTAGTGAAACAACAGAGGTTGCGTTCCGTGTGGCTATATATAAACGTGACTTAAAGCAAAGAATAGAAGACTATGTAGCCGAAAAAGGACATGAGCCTACACAAGATGAATTAGAGGCACTTAAATTCTCTGCGGCAAGAGCGTCTCGTGAGATACTAGATTTCTCTCAAGGTGGATTGGCTTCAAAGAAATTAGATAAGCTACTTGTACCTTACTTAAATGTAGCGGTTCAAGGTACAAGGGGGATACTTCAATCTATGAGAAAAGATCCTGCTAAATTCATCCGTTTTACTGCTGAGTTAGGTACAATAGCTGCGGCAATCACATATCTAAGATTATCTGTTGATGATGAAGATGACGACCAAAACATAGCCGAGTATGATAAGCGCAAGAACTTTATCTTTTGGACAGGGGAAACCGATGAAGAGGGTAAAAGAGAATACATAAGAATACCTAAAGCTGAACAACTCGCAGGTTTCTTACGTGTATTTGAAATCATGATGGAGAAAGATATAAAGGGGGAAGGAGCTTTTAAAGATTGGACTGCTGACGATTGGAAAGCAATTGGACAATCTTTTAGCATGTTTGTTCCTGTTTCAGATGTTGGCTCTTTTGTTCCTGCATGGGCGCAATCATTAATCGCATATGGATGGAACTACGATATGTTTAGAAATCAAGTTGTCTCGTATGAGATGGGTGATCTTCTACCTCAAGATGAAGGTATAGATAGTGAGCGTATAGAATACTTCTACAAGGCTTTAGGTAGTGCGATGGGATCTTCTCCTGCACGTATGAAAGCAGCGGTAGAAAAAATGACTACAACTCCATCAAACTCTATTGTAGTCTCTCTTGCTTATGGGATTGCCGATGTCTTAGCATACGGAACAGTAGATTTAGGAGATGAAATAAAAGCTAAGTCAAATAAATCTTCAGCATATCAGCTCATCAAAGCATTAAATCCTAAAGAAAGGTTTATAAGAAAAACCAATCCTAATCTAAAGCTATATGAAGACGACTTAAGTGCTAAAGAACTTCGTATGCAGGAAGGTTCAAAAATGAAATTGCTTAAAGTTAGTGTAGAGAAATACGTTGATGAGTTAATCAATGGGACTATGAGTAGGGCTGATATAATCAGAGAGGTTGAGGCTTTAACAGACGAACAAGATTTACGTAACGCAGCGGTAAGGTTTATAACAAAGACTGCTCAAAGAAAAGACTTAGGTATAACCTCTCAACATTGGGATGTATATTCATCAAGGTCTGCCGAAGAGCAAGCTTTATACCTTGTAAAGCATTTTAAAGACGAAGAGTCTATAGGTCTTGAAGTTAGAAAAATGCGTCAAGCTATTGGTTTTAGACCTGCTCGCGAATTAGAGAAAGAAGTGAAAATCCTTTTAAACAATAAATAATTATGAAATTCTCGGAGATTTTTAAAGACAGCAACGACTGGAACGAAAAAACAATCATTGGCTTTATGTCCTTCGCTGTAATGGTGTTGGTAATGCTTGCTGACGTTATCACAGGAGCATGTGGTAGTGATCTTCCTATTAATGAGTTCACTTACAATTCTTTTGTAATTGTAACCCTTGGGTCATTTGGAATTGCAGGTATAGAAAAGTTTGCTAAAAAGTAATGGTAGGCATGGAACTAGAGGTACTTAGATTTAGTAGTCAGTCTGATAGTACTAGCGGATTGCTATTTGACATAACTAACGGTAAGAGAGAATTTCTTTGCTATACATTAGAAGATGAGCATAGGGATGAAAAAGTAATGGGAGAAACAAGAGTCCCTGCGGGAACGTATGCTATAACACTTAGAAAAACAGGTGGTTTTAATTCACGCTACTCTAAGAAGTATGGAGATATGCATAAGGGAATGCTATGGGTACGGGACGTTCCTAATTTTGAGTACATCCTTATTCATACTGGTAATACTGACGAACATACTGCTGGATGTTTACTTCTCGGTGATTCTCAACAGGTTAATTTTGGAGATAGCAACGGTTTTATTGGCTCAAGTGTTAATGCGTACAAAAGGATTTATCCTGGAATCGCAGAAAAACTTCACAACGATTTGGATGTGACCATAAAGTACACAGACTTTGATACAATATGAAATGGCTGGTAAAACTAACTCTACTGCTGTTATTAACGAGTTGCAGCGCTCAATGGCACTTGACAAAAGCGGTCCAGAAAGACCCAATGATTCTGAAAAAGGACACATTGGTTGTACAGGACACTCTTGTAGTCCCGCCTGTGGTTTTGAAGGATACTGTGACTTTGAGGCAACACGACACCATAACCATAACGAAGGACAGGTTGCGGGTGAAGATCGTAAAGGTGAACGACACTCTTATTATAGACGCGAAATGCGACTCGGATACAATAGTTAGGACGATTGAAGTTCCCTACGACAAGATAGTGTACGTAGAAAAGGAATCGGTATGGGATAAGATTAAGAGTCTAGCTATATACATGGGGTTAGCATTCTTAGCATTTAAAATAATCATGAAACAATTTGAGAAATAAGCAAGAGAAGAAGTGGTGTTCAACGAGACCCGTTGAATGCGATGGTAAATGTTGTTACGCAAAAAAGAAGAATAAAAAAGGGGGCAAATAGCCCCCTTCTCATTAACCAAACCAATGTCCTATGTGAACAATAATCAAATGTAACTATAATTCTTCAATTGCAGAGTTAATTAGAGAAAGTTCTGTACGAATTTCTTTTACTGCTTTTTGAATTCTTGATTTCACCCAATCAGCATCATCATGCACGGGTAATCCCTTACTATCATGTAGGTCTTCATATAAATCCACAAGTATCTCTTGTGATCTAGCACAAGCAAGATGATATAAGGCTGATAGTTTAGGTGCTTCCATTATTGGTTTTAATATATACAAAATTACTCAACAATTGAATACCCATAACACTTTATTTTAACAATATATGTGTTTTTAGGAACAGTACTATCATATATTATGGTCACCTTATCGTAATACTTAGGACTATCGTCCGCAACAATACCCTCAGAGACTAGTGTGTCTGCTAGAAATTTGGATACAAGTATACCGTTATCAATATCCATGCGACTATTGTAAGTAATGAGTAGGCGAAAGCTATCACACCTAAAGCTATCCAACTTTGCAAGTTCTTTTTGACATTCTTTTTTATAATCATCTTTATATTTTTTACGCACCGCCCAATGCTTACCAGCGTATATCTTATTTAACGATGGTGGTTTAGGCAATACTAATTCAACTTCTGTGTAGTCCATTAAAAAGAGGTATCTAGTGTTATCCCTTGTGTTAAGTCAAAGGGGACTTGTGACTGCTTGATATCTGAAAAGTCCATTGGATTGAACATACCCCCACCTTGTGTGGGTCTAAAGAATGTTCTTGATGAGTTCATCTCAAAGCTCAATGGTTCATATATAGGTGTGGGTTGTGATCCTGTTTCGGTCTCACGTACTTTACGAACATGGAGTTGAGTTGTTCTACGCATAGCTGGGTCTTCGTGTTGAATCACTCTATGCACTGTCAAGAAATCATCGCTGCGGTTCACGAAAAGCCCCCCTCCTTCAGTTTGTTCAGCGTATGGAGGTATAGGATATCCATCTCTATCTTTCATTCTCTGAGCCTCTGTAACAGCGTGGGTGTTTAAATATAAAGCCATCTCCGATGATGTTGCGTAGGTAAGAAACTCTGACGCTGCTTCGTAATGATATTGATGCACACCCTTAGCTTGTGAGGTTAAGTCAACTCTTAATGAATTGTAAGGGTCAATAAAGAACCCATCAATATGGTGTTGCTTTCTCATCTTCTCACAATATACGATTAAGTCAAAGTAAGAAAGTACCTTATCGTTATTGATGAATATGAAGTGGTCATTTACCCATTGGAATGCAATCTTACGTACCTCGTAGGACATACGATTAATCTCTTCGTCCATTAGAAATTGCATTAGCTTAACTTTTACACTAGCGGTACGATTCTCGCTAGTATATATAAGCCACTTCCAACCATGTAGTCTAGCTGAGGTTACCAATAGAAATAGCAGGAAGGTGGTCTTACCAACGTTTGAGTGTCCATTGATGATTGTGAAGTTCTTCTTGAAGCGCCAATGCTTATCTACGTAGTCGCTACCCGTAGTTAGTCCAAGTTGGATTTTACCTTCCGCGAAATTATTTATCCAGGCAAAGTCACTGTCATCTGAGGATAGAAACGACATATCCCCACCGAGTAGTTTAAGCTCGCGTGTGATCTTATCTTCTTCTTCAATTACCTCACGTATTGGTATGCTCTTACCATACTCTAGACCATCACGTATAGTCATCTTTGCATGGAACTCACTATCTATATCTCTCTTTGATATCTCTTCAAATAAGACATGGATAGCAGTCTCTTCAATCATACGACCTGCGGCTATATATCCACCCGCGAGACGTGATGCTTTTAATAAAGTTGCGTGCTTTTCTCCCTCTTCTGCATTACGAATCATGTTCGCAAGGATAGCTACCTTATTGTAATCAGTCTCTATAGACTGTTTTACTTCTTGTGGTGCTTCCGATGCTCTCTCGGTAATGAAAGCGGTGAAGACTTTTGAATGCTCGTTTAGTACAACTTCAGGATCATAAGACTCAAAACACGCTCTTGATTCATTGATACCCGATGGGTCAACCTCAAGATTGTATTGCTTTTGGAAGTAGGTCTCAAGTCCACGGAAGTGATCTCTATGGCGCTCATGAAACTTAATCTTAACTAAAGCTTTTAGACCGTCACCACTTGGGGAAATCCAACATGCAA